TCCCGCCGCCGCTATGGCGGCCGCCGTCCGACTGATGGCTGCGACGGGCGAGGCGGACGATCGATCCAGGCCGCGCGTCAGGCCCGCCATGGTGTCGTCGCCGAAGCCCGCGAACACGCGCGAGGGCGAGCGGATCCCCAGCCGGTTCTTGAAGCCGGTGACCATGGCCGCGCCCGCGCCCACGATGGCGCGCACAATGGCGGGAATACCGCCTTTGATGCCGTTCACTAGACCCTGGAGGATCTCGCCGCCGAACGACAGGAAGCGCGCGCCTATCGAGGAAAGGACCGGCCAGACAGCCGCGAACGCCCGAATGAGCCACCCCGCTGGGTGAATTGCATGAAGGCCTGGGCGACGTTTGACAGGAAGTCGGAAACGCCTTCGGTGACCTTCGACCATAGGCCGGAGAAGAAAGCCGAGATCGCACCCCAGTTTTTGTAGATCAGGTAGGCGGCGCCGGCGACGAGAGCGATGGCTGCAACGATGCCCAGGACGATCCAGGTGATCGGATTGGCCAGCATGGCCACGCCCCAAGCGGCGAACGCACGGGCGGCGCCTGCAACACCGACAATGAGCGGTTTGAACAGGGGCGTCGTCATCACCATGGCCATCCGCATAAGCGCGAAGGGGCCGAGGACGGCGGCGATGATCATGGCCAGGGCGCCGAAGACCAGCAGGGCGGCGGCGACGATGCCGACGACGGTTCCGACGGCCTTGACGACGTTCGGGTGCGCCTGGGCGAAGTCTCGAAAGCCAGTCGATACCTTGTTGATCGTGTCCGAGACCGCCTTGATTTGGGGCAGGAAGGCGCTGCCGAACTCGACGCCCAGCGCCTTGACGCTGTTCTTGGCGGTCTCGATCGCCGTTTTGGTCCCCGACATCCGGTTCTGGAATTCCTTGTCCATCGACCCGGCGTAGCGGCTGGCGTCGCCCACGGCGTTCAGGTTTTCTTGCAGCACGTCGAGATTGGTCAGCATCGGGGCGATGGCCGATACGCTTTCGCTGCCGAAGAGTTGGGTCAGGATGGCGGCCTGACGGTGAGCGTCGAGCCCTTGGATCTTCCGCATCACATCCATGATCGCGCCGCCCGCGTCAGTCTGCATCGCCTTGGCGACAGCGGTCGCCTCCAGCCCAAGCGCGGCGAAGGCCTCCTTCTGGGACTTGGTGGCGGCTTCACCCTTGGTCAGGGCCAGCATGGTGTTCTTGATGCCGGTGGCGGCGATCTCTTCGCCCACGCCCATGCCGACCATGGTCGAACCCAGGGCAGCGACCTGAGCGGCGGCCAGGCCCGCGACCTTGCCGAGCGGGCCGACGCGGGT